GCCCCCTTTTTACTAACGATGCAGATTATTTTCGCTTCTGTATCATATAGGCGCGTAGTTGCGGATTTGAGGTATAAGAAGAAATGCTTTGTGATAATGCCTATTAGTGATGCTGAAGGCTATGATAAAGGACATTTTACTAGAGTTTATGAGCATCTTATTAAGCCAGCAGTAATAGAAGCTGGTTTTGAGCCTGTACGGGCAGACGATACATCTAAAGCTAATTTTATTGTAATGGATATACTACAACAAATACTAGCTTGTGATATGGCTATATGTGACCTTAGCTCTAGGAATCCTAATGTGTTTTATGAATTGGGAGTTAGACAATCCTTTAATAAGCGCACAGTTCTTATATGTGACAAGAATACTGTTAAGCCATTTGATACATCTGGCATTAGAACTTTAGACTATAGTTCTTCCTTAAGAATTGATGAAGTGAAGAAGTCTATTCCAGAAATAGCCAAATGCATCAAAGACACTTATGAAGCAGATGCCAAAGAAGTCAATTCATTGTTACAATTATTATCTATTGAGCCAGCAGTATTACCAGATAAAGTAACACTATCACAAGACTCTAGTATGATTCTAACTGCTATCAATGATTTAAATAAAAAAATTACTTTAATGATGCCTCCTATAGAGAATTGTACAGTAAATGACAAAGCAGCAATTAGGCTTCCTAGTGGAGAATTAGTACATATAGGTGACATAATATATAGTGATGATAATTTTGCAACTCCTTTAGGAACATTGGAAGGGGACAACAGAACTCATATAATGATACGGAACGATAAGAAGGAGTTAGTTGCTATACCTAGAAAATCTGAGAAAGGTTTTAGACTAGCAACTCTACCATTTTAAAATAGTTTACTTACATTTATAATTCTTATAGTGTTCTTTTGCGTGGCACTCTTTACAGATAGACATAAGGTTATTAAAGTCAAATGCTTTGGCTAGTCTTTTAGTGCCAGTATAATTCATAAAGGAATCTATGTGGTGAATATCTTCTGCTGCATTAATAATGCCTTTGGCTAAGCAGAGTTCACATAATGGCTGCTGCATTAGCTTAGCTAGTCTTAATTCCTTCCATTTGGTAGATTGGTATATCTTCTGTCTTTCTTCCCTGTTAAATGTTCTGGAAGGCTGCTTATTCGGTTTCTTTAGGTATGGCATATAGTTCTGATGGTATTATGTATTCACCTTCTTCATTCTGTACTTCCAATGGTGCTAATTTACTATTCATTGTATAGCTGGACTTCTTAGCATAGCATCTTATAGTATTGAATTGCATTCTTAGTAGTTCTAATACAGATTCTTCTGTTACATCTTCCAGTCCTACTTCCATACATCTTATTACTGCTTTCTGTAGGAAATCTTCTACAGTCTGGGACATATAGATATTGTCTTTATAGTATGTGGTGTATTGCTTTACTAATTCGGGATAATGTTTGGCTATTATATCAGCTATCTTAGAAGCATTTCTATGAAGTGGCTTATCTATTACTGTATTGTAGCTGTACTGGTCATATTGTGGCTTCCAGTTAATTATCTTATCTGCTGTTTCTGTATCAATGTGAAATAATGCTGCTGCTTTGTCTAGTCCGTAATCATAAACATATTGTAGTAGGGCTGATTTAGGTGGTCTTATCATTCTTGAATTTAATGTACTGGTTAATGGTTTCCCTGTTATAATTGAAGAAGTCCTTTAGTATGGCTTCTATTAGTGGTGCTTTATCTGACTTGTGGTTAGTATGTTCATCTATAATATCAATATTTCTATTAAAGAAATCTGCTATTATCAATCTTAGTAGTTTAGACCTGTCTTTGCCTAGTAATTGCTGTAGTTCTGTTAGTAGCAGGTCAGTATTTAGGTCTATTTTAGCTTTAATTTCTATTGGGTAATTACTTCTTCTTTCCATAGTTTAGCCTTTAATTGTATTACAAATTTACTAATACCTTAACAGATTTCCAAATAAATAATTCACATTCTTTAATAATTGTATTATAGTGATTATAAGTCAATTAGAGCCATTACATAGCTTTATAAATTATAAAAATTAAATAGACTATAATATGATAAATTACACTATTCCAAAGGACATTGAAAAGGATGCTAAGGTATATATGCAGAATGTACTGGAACAGCTGGATAGTACTGGTATGTTAGAGAATGTGGATAGTGCAGCTTTAACAATGCTGGCTAGAAACTACAGTATGTTCATTAAGGCATCCAAACAGTTAGAAGATGAAGGTTTGACTGTTACCAGTGATAGGGGTAACATTGCACCGCACCCAGCTATTAAGATTGCTAAAGATGCTCAAACACAGGCTATGAAAGTTATGCTGGAGTTCGGACTAACAGCTAAGGCTAGAACTAAATTGCCTAAAGTAGAACAGGACGGGTATAACCCATTTGAGCAGTTTATAAAGGAAGGAAAGGAAACTAGGTAATGAATACCAAACTTTACTATGAATATTGTAGTAGGGTTCTTAATGGTGAAATAATAGCTGGTGAAACTATTAAGCTGGCTTGTAAGAGATTCCAGAATGACCTGCAAAGGGATGATTTGGAATTTAAAGAGGACAAGGTAGATAGAGCCATTCTGTTCATTAGCACATTGAAGCATTATACAGGTAGACATTCTGGTAAACCATTCACCTTAGAAGGATGGCAGCAGTTTATAATAGCTAATATAGTTGGATTCTACTGGAAGGGAACTACTACCAGAAGATATACTAGCAGCTATATAGAAGTAAGTAGAAAGCAGGGTAAGACAGCTTTAGCTGCTGCTTTATGCTTGTATTATTTAATAGCTGATGGTGAAGATGGTGCAGAAGTATTACTGGCTGCTAATAGTAAAGAGCAGGCTAAGATAGCCTTTGATATGTGTAGCAAGTTTAGTAAGGGACTGGATTCTAAAGGCAAGTATCTTACAGCCTATAGAGCTGATATTCTGTTTAACCTTACTAATTCCAAGTTGAAAGTATTGGCTGCTGATGATAGTAAGCTGGATGGATTTAATGCCAGCTTTGGTTTATTGGATGAATATCACGCTGCTAAGAATAGTAAAGTACGTGATGTTATTAAGTCCAGTATGGGGATGAGGATGAACCCACATCTTTGTACTATTACTACTGCTGGCTTCGATAAAACTTTACCCTGTTACCAATTAAGAACCGTATATGGGGCATAGAACGAAGCGGTTTTTTCAATGGTCGGGAAAAATGGGCGAAAGGTTTTGAAAACCAAAGGGTTTAGGCATGATCGGGAAAATGGGCTGAATATTTCGAAGCGGTTTTTCTCTTTACATGGCTTACATCTGCTTTACGTTTGAGGGGCTTTTCTTCGGATATTCGGGGGATTGCTTTACATCGGGCTTGCAGATGGGGCTAAAACGGCCTGGAAGGGTTTTATTTTCGGCTGTGTGGCCGTTTTATGGCTGGGTTGATGGATTTTGTTATATGATGGTGTGAACGGCTGTGTGGCCGTTTTTTTGTGCCTATTTTTAAAGATGTTGCCTTAAAATTCTTCCAAATAAGTATTATTTGGTATATTTGCAATCAAATAGAAACGAATATGGCAAAAGTGATTCATGTGCATTTGCTGCATAAAATAGATGGAACGAAGCAGAAAGACTGGTATTTCAGCAGTATATCGGCTGTTTATACGGTTCTGACGGCAGATCAGGTGGGTGCAACCAAGAATTACCTGCTTCATGCCGGACTGTCTGGTAACGGCACAATATGCACGAAAAAGGCTATAATTAAGCAATCTACGCTCATTTCGGGCGGTATAAGGGCAATGGTTAGAACGACATAATAACGCCGTTAGAAAGGCTTGTAGGCGTTATTTCTTTGAATGCTGATTGGGGAGCTTATGGCTCCCCTTTTTTATGCCCTTACGGGTGGTAATTTTGAGTTTAGGGTTACTATTACGGTTACTGTTTAGGGTTACTACTTTAATGAGTTTAGGGTTACTTTTAGGGTTACTTTTTCGGATTTTGTAGGGTTCGCCCGAAATAGGAAAGAATGTAGCAAAAGTAAATAAGTGCCGTTTTTCGCTGTTTTCAGATAGGAAAAACGACACTTATTTTATTGATACACATTATATATATAACGCGAAACATTTGATTTACAGTTGTTTTTGTGTCCTGCTACCCTGGAAATGCCTTGAAAAGTGTGTGCGTGCGTCTTATTGTGCCTATTGGGTGATATGACGCATGAGCTTCCTCATTAGAAGAACTTGCTGATGCTTCCAATGACTTCAAAGACATTCATGATGCGTGATTTGTCGAATTCCTGCTCATCGTAGTCCTCTGTATTAATGGGAATGAAGCGCAACTTGCTTGGATCTGGCGACCTGCGCAGGATTTTAATGGTGCGGATGGTGTCCAATACCACTGCATAGATTTCTCCATACTGGATGTCGTTGAGTGTGCATTGTCGCAGGGCGATGATGTCGCCATGGTTTATTTTGGGCTCCATGGAGTGGCCGGTGACATTGCACCAGAGGCTGGCTTTTTCGAATCCCCTTATTACGATGTTGGTGGCGGGTATGTTTACCTGAGAGTTGAACACCTCATCGAATCCCCCAATAAAGTCCACATCGTAGTATGGTGTACCGATGGATGGGTTCATAGATGTGGTAGGCAGAGTCGAAGAATTTGCTTCGTCTATTGTTTTAATGCCGTTCAAATCATCTTTCAACATGCTTCCTGCACCAGTAAGTAACCAATCGGCAGATAATTCCGGATAGGCTAATAGAATTTTTTCAATATTCATTGAGCTCATGCCTTTGCCAGACACCTTTGCTTTCCCAATAAGTCCAACAGAAAGACCGGCATTAACAGTCATTTGATTGTCATTTATGCCCTTTTTCTCCATGAAATATTGAAGTCTTTCTATAAAATTCATATCTTTATATTGATTTTCTTCCATATTTAGTTTGATGTATTGAAATAATTCTATATATTTGCAGCGTGTTTAAGATGTAAACAGCGCGCCAAATATACAAAAAAGGCGTGTGATTAGCGAATTTTAAGGATTAAAGAAAATGAAACGATATTGGTTTGAACTGACAGATGAGCACTATAATGATTTGGGTGCTGCCATTTCAGACGGCTGGCAGAAATCACCTGCCATTGCCGAAGCAAAGAGGTGGATGAAGGAAAACGGAGTGAAGGCTGCCATCCTTGTATGCAACAGCATGGCGACGGACAACATACTGGATATGATACATATAGAAGAAAAATAAAAACATAAGGATTATGACACAGCAAGAATTTATGGAACGGACGGGGATAACCCCTACAGCAGAGGATTTTGATTACATCCATGCGGTTTATCTGAATACTTCGATGAACAAGGATGAGTTCTGCAAAGATTTCAAGAAACATGGGGACAGCCGGATTATCCGCGATGTTCATGTGCGAGTGCTGAACTATGAAATGAAATGTGAACGTCAAAAGGAAGTTATCGACAACCTGACCGATTTTCTGATTGGCAAGGCACATGCGTATGACGATACCGATTTCCGCAAAGAAGCGGTAAGGCTGGCCGGTGAGGTGGAAGTGGTGAAACGGACCATCGAATTGGGGCTTCCGCTTTGGGATGAAGACAGGAAGGTTGTCCTTTCGATGATAGAAGAACAAGGCAAATAGATTGCCGGATAACTGGCAGCCCGGAAAGACGGGCAGGGGCGGCAGGCACGGCCGGAGAGTTGGTAAATCGACAATGAGAAAGCGTAGAAAGCCATCGGGGTTCGATTCCCCGCGCCCCACGATATTAACCTCTAAAATTTAGATTTATGGCAAAGAATTTCAATCAAGGGAGAGCTGAACGCCAGTTCAAGCAGAAGCTTCGCACGATGATAAGCAGTGCGGCCCATACACAGAACATTGCCGACCAGGCTATGGATTTGGCCGGACAGTTCATGACAGAGGATGCGATTAGTAACTCGGATGCCTACCGAGTATTGGAGAATGTGAGCTGTGTGTGCGAGGAAGCCATGCAAGTGCTGATTGAGGAACTGAAAAAGGGAACACGCCTTTACGAGATACTTCCGGATGATTCGGATGACATCAAGCAGAAAGCGATTGAGGAATTATAAATGAGCAATATATCAAGAGATAAACGATATGAGAAAGCAGATTTTGACAGATAACGAGACAAAGACCTTCCTGATGAAGACATTCGGATGCAGCCGTCAGGCTGTGTGGCAGGCACTGAATTTTGTCCGTGACAGCGACCAGGCGCGCCGGATTCGCACCCTCGCCCTGAAACGAGGCGGCAAACTGACCGACGGGAACTTCATCCCGAACTGTGAAACGACCTTTGAAGAGTGTGAGCATACCATGACCTGCACCTTCGGTCCCCGTGTAAAACTGGTAGTCCACCGGAAGACCAACGATGTGGACGTGTACGTGGACGGAAAACGGACCGAAACCTACCAATGTGAGTTTATATCAGACTTCATGCAGCTGCAGCACGAGACCCAACAGATGGCAGCCGCCTTATAAACAGCAATGAAATGGAGTATTATGGAAAGATATTGTGCATATCCTACAATGACCTGACCTACGACGACCGACCGGTGAAGGTGAACGGGAAGGCTGACTACAGCAGAAGCCGCACGCTGAAAGGCGTTCATCCTTCCACTCTTTCCGAAGAAGAACTTGCTCCCATCCTGTCGGTACCCAATTACAAGAAATTAGCGGCCAAGAAAGAAATCAACGTAGTGCGACCCGGCAAGGGGCTTGGAAGTTATGCACTGGTAGAGATAGCGACCATGCCACTGCGTTTTCAGGAAAGGATAAAGCTTAAATACGGAGACATGAAAGAGGACGTTATAAGAAACTGGCTCGGCAACCATTACCACATCGATGCGAAAGCCCGGGAATTCTACACCCGGTTCCGTTTTGACAACGGTGATGCCCTTCCGCCGGAACACATCCAAGAATATACGGTAAACGCTTCGGTAATTGAGGCAGTGATGCGTGCCATGGAGGATGCCACCTTTATGCGTAAGGCCATGAAGGCCGGTCCGGTGAACTGGGGCGAGTTGGCAGGAGCCATCAGCTATTATCAAGCAGAGTTCGGCCATACCTTACCCGTGAGTTCCAACCGCTTCAAGAAGCGTGTGAATGACTTCAAGGCCAACGGCTATGAAAGCCTTATCAGCCGCAAGTTCATGAACCAGAACCGCCGGAAAGTGACCTATGACATTGAACGCCTGCTGCTGAGCATCGATGCCCAACCGGAGCAGCCCTTCAATACCACCGTGTGGGAACAGTACAATCTATTTGTGCAAGGAGAACTGGAGCTATATGACCCCGAAACCGGCGAGGTGTTGAATCCGGCAGACTTTACCGACAAGGATGGAAATCCGCTGGTATTGAGCCCGGCCACAGTAGCCAACTACCTGAACAACCCCAAGAACAAGGCCCTTCGCGGTAAGCTGCACATGAGCCAGTGGGACTTTAACAATGCCTACCGTCCTTATCATCTGCGCAGCATCGGTGAATATTCCTTGAGTAAGGTTTCTCTTGACGACCGCGACCTACCGCGCCCGATGAAGGATGGTAACCGAGTGAAAGCCTATTATGCCTACGATGTGGTGAGCGGTGCTGTGGTGGGATATGCCTACAACCGGTACAAGACTACCGAGTTATTTTTAGACTGCATGCGAAACATGTTCCAGACCCTGGACCGGAATGGCATGTATATCCCCGCCGAGTTAGAAGTGGAACACCACCTGGTAAGCGACTTTGCCGACGGATTGATGCAAGCCGGTACCGTCTTCCCCCTGATCCGCTGGTGTAACCCCGGGAACTCGCGTGAAAAACGTGCCGAGCACAAGAACCGCGAAAAGAAATACGGTGTGGAGAAACGCACGCAGGTAGGTATCGGCCGATGGTATGCCAAGCTGGAGGCCAACCGCCCGAAGGAAGAAAAGGTGTATGACGAAAAGAACAACACCTACAAGGTGAAGACCTATAGTTATGAAGAACTGGTAGCCGATGATATACGCGCCATTGAGACCTTCAACGCACAGCCTCACCCCAACCAAAAGCGCTATCCGGGCATGAGCCGTTGGGATGTGCTTTGCGCCCACCAGAACCCGAACCTTGCGCCTTGGGACAAGGCCGTTCTTTACCGGTTCATCGGGCAGCACACCGAAACAACCATCCGGCAGAACACCTACTGCACGGTGATGTACAACCAATACGGACTACCCAGCCCGGAAATCATTGAAAAGCTGGAGCCGAGGAACTACAAGGTAGATGCTTATTATCTGCCCGATGCCGACGGAACCATCAACGAGGTATATATCTACCAGAACGGACGATATATCGCCACCTGCAAGCCCGTAGCCCGTTACAATGAGAACACCGCCGAGCAGACCGAAGCCGACAAGGAAGCCTATACCGAACAGGCCAAGTATGTAGCCAAGTTCGACAAGATGATGAAGGACAGCAAGATCAAACGTGTGGGTATCCTTGCCAAAGAGGAAACGAAGCTGATAACAGAGGTACAGGCGGAAGCCGTTCCCCTTCCTGCACAAGTCGAGGAAGAAGATTACTCAGCCTATATGGACATCAGTGCCTTCGAGCATGATGCAGTAGCCAAGATATAATTAACGACGTTAGAACGAATTTAAAACAGCATTCAAATGGAAATAACAAATGAAGTGGAAAATATAAAGTCGATTGACCCATTATTATACTCTTAATTGACCCATCAAAAATATCTTAGAATTAAGTAGAGAAAAATGCATTTTAACC